CCTGCTGGCGAGTAAAGACCAGGTGCTTCAGTTGGCACGGCAGAAAGCCCTGTTAGGTGATCAGATTACCGCACAGGAACAGCTGAACAAGCGAATGGATACCTCGCAGAAATACGTCACTCAGATGGCAGAGAAGCAGGCTGCATTAGTGAACGGTACCGGGATGAGTGACCGTCAGGCACAACGTGAACTTGCGAAAAGTCAGCTTGCCGCCGGCTGGAAGAATGCTGGAGGTTCGCTTGATGATGAGGGATACCAGAAACAGACTAAGGCAGCTACTGACTATTACGATGCTGAAGATAAGTTGCGCGGCGATTGGTTGAACGGTGCAAAAAAAGGCTGGGCTGAATTTGAAGACAGCGCGACCGATGTTTACTCGCAGGTGCAGACGATTACTAGCAATGCGTTCACCGGGATGGCCAGCACACTTACTGACTTTTTTACTACTGGTAAATCTAACTTCTCAGATTTCCTGACTACCTTCCTGAAGGGCATCGCCCAGATGCTGACGCAGTTGGCTCTGGTTAATGGAATGAAGTCAGCCTTTGGTGGAACGGCAATAGGTAATTTCTTTGGAATACAGGCATGGTCTGGCGGCTTTATTCCTGAGTACGCTAATGGCGGCGCGGTTGGCTATACCGGGGATGGAGGAAAATATCAGCCAAAAGGTGTGGTTCATGGCGGAGAATTCGTATTCACCAAGAAGGCTACCAGTGCGCTGGGTGTTGGAAACCTCTATTCACTTATGCGAAGCGCACAGGGTTATGCAAATGGCGGTTATGTTGGCCACGCCCAGATGTATGGGCTTCAGTCATCATCGGCCGGTGGGGTAAGTATTCAAACTTCCGTAGTTGTTCAAAACCAAAATTCTCAGCAGCAGACTTCTGGAAATAACGATGCTGTTTCTCGTGCTTACAAGCAGACCATCGATCAGTCTGTTCGTGCCGGGATTGCTAAACAGCTTCAGCCTGGTGGTTTAATCTGGAATGCAACAAAGTCACGATAACCTGCCTCAACGGGTTTTGCCGTTGAAGTAAGCCTGTTAGGATTAGTCCGAACTTTTACTAATGGGAGAAAGGGATATGAAAAAACTCATTTTAGGTGCAGGTTTAATTATTTTGTCTGGATGTGCGGATAACCGCCCAATGCCAACTTTGGATGTAAAAGACGCAACGTGTTCATCCGAGGCTGAGTGTAGTTTTTTATGGTCTAAAGTCCCTCAGCACTTAGAATACGCTACGAAAATGAAAGTAGAGAATGCGAATAACGCATTCATCACAACTTATCCTCCGATTGACACCAGGCAGCTAGGGGGGAGAGTTTCAATTGTTAAAAATGGCGATGGTTCATCAACAATAAAACCAGAGTTCATGTGTCATAGACATATGGTTGGTAATGACTGCCAGCGATTTATTATTAACGCTACAAACTATTTCAATAAAACAATGGAAATTGAAAAGAAATTCAGGTCAAAAAGTTAACTGAGTATGCAGCGCTAATATGTCTTAATTTTTCAGTTTATTGTAACAGCAAATATAACCCGCCAATTGGCGGGTTTTTTTATGCCCGGAGAAAGCATGGCAATCGAAACATTCACCTGGCGAACACAGATACAGGCGGGAATGGAAGGGGCGTTCAGCCTCAAAACGCGATCTGCAACCTTTGGAGACGGCTATGAGCAGATCGCCGGGGAAGGCATTAACCCTGAAAAGCAGTCATGGCCTGTCACACTCACGGGGAAAAAAGCGGACATGCTTCAGGCCCTGAAGTTCTTTCGTTCTCACGTCACCAAATCATTCATCTGGACATCGCCAGTTGGCGAAACTGGGCTCTACCGGATTGAGGCCGAATCAATCAAGTCACAGCCCTTATCCAGTAACGTTCTGACCATTTCCGCAACATTCAAACAGGCGTACGCACCATGATCACAGCAGACTATCAAAGCCTTGAACCCGGAAATAAGGTCCGGCTTATCGAAGTTGATGGCTCTACGTTCGGCGTGGATGATGTACTGCGATTTCACGCGTATAACCTCCCGCACACCGAAGAAGAAATCGCCGCCGCTGGTGGTGATGAATCAAAGCTGAAGGCGAAAAGTATCTGGTGGCAGGGGGAAGAGTACGCCGCCTGGCCGTATCAGATTGAGGGGCTGGAAGCATCTACAGACGGCAGCAGCGCCCAGCCAACACTGACGGTCGCAGATATCGATAGCAAGATTACTGCGCTGTGCCTTGCTTATGACGATATGCTACAGGCGAAAGTTACCATCCATGACACCTATTCGCATTATCTCGATGCGCAGAATTTCCCCGCAGGCAACGCAACAGCTGACCCACAACAGGTCAGAAAACGCGTTTTTTACATCGATGGTAAAAACAGCGAAATTCCGGGCGAACGTATCGAGTTCTTACTCGATAGCCCAATGTCGTTACAGGGAAAGATGATTCCCACACGCCAGCTTCATTCTCTGTGTACCTGGTGCATCCGGAATAAATATCGCACCGGCGACGGCTGCGACTATGCCGGAACCCGCTATTTCGATAAAAACAACAACCCGGTGAGCGATCCGTCTCTGGACGAATGCAACGGCACGCTGACGGCCTGCAAACTTCGGTTCGGTGAAAATAACGAGCTCTCGTTTGGTGGTTTCCCGGGCACGTCTTTGATCAGGAGCTGATATGCGTCAGAAAACCATCGATGCGATTATGGCTCATGCTGCAGCTGAGTATCCTCGCGAGTGCTGCGGCGTGGTGGCGCAGAAAAGCCGTGTTGAACGCTATTTCCCGTGCCGGAATCTTGCCGCGACGCCGGAGGACAATTTTGTACTTTGCCCCGAAGACTATGCAGCTGCTGAGGACTGGGGGAAGGTCATTGCCATCGCTCACAGTCACCCGGATGCCACGACGCAACCGAGCGAACTGGATAAAGCGCAATGCGATGCAACCCTTTTACCCTGGCATATCGTGAGCTGGCCTGAAGGTGACTTTCGCACCATTACTCCACGCGGTGAATTGCCTCTGCTCGGACGCCCGTTTGTACTTGGTCACTTCGACTGCTGGGGGCTGGTGATGAGCTATTACCGGCAAACGCACGGGATAGAGCTTCACGATTACCGGCTAGATTATCCCTGGTGGGAAAATGACTATCCTGACAACTTCTATCAGGATTGCTGGTATGAGTGCGGATTCCGTGAATTCGACGGGCCACCGAAACCAGGCGATATTGTGATCATGCAGGTTCAGGCTGATAAGTGGAATCATGCGGGGATTCTGCTGGAAGGCAACATGCTACTGCATCACATTTATGGGCATCTGAGCCAGCGTGTGCCATACGGAGGCTACTGGCGAGAGCGAACAATGAAGGTTTTACGGTACAAAGCTTTGATGTAGCCCGCTATGGTGGGCTACATCACAATGCAAGAAGGGCGGTAGTGGCTGTTTGGACTACAGTTTTTAGCGCCTCAGTAGACAACTCACCTAGTGTTGATTTGGCTTTCTCCTTCTCTGCCTCGTTCATATTTGATATGGCAATAAGGTCTTCAAGCACTACGACGGCGTCCCGGTGAAACTTTATCGTTTGAACGTTGAGAATTGCGCTTAATCCTCCATCATCAAAAATGAAGTCCATTCCTTTTACAGTAGCTTTAATAAACCCATAAATGCAAAAGTTTCCTAGGTCCGACCGGATTGAGCATTGGCTGTCCATTGTAAGCAAACCGTGATCTTTCAAATAGTTTACTTCACGCCATAGTTCATCACGTGATGCAGACGAAATTATAGGGTATTTGTTATTAAAATCAGATATCTCATTGATTTTACGGTGACAAAAGGCAGGATAGCAGAAGGCTGATAATTGTAGTAATTCATTCTGAAGCTTTCGGTGAAGCATAACATCCTCCTATTTAATCAACTAGCTGTATAAATTATTGATTTTATAAAACACTTAAGTTCTACCCTCTTTTTTCAAAGGGTTTTTACTAGCGTTTTAATCTCGCCAGCAGGTAATCTTTTACGGTTAGCTATTTCCTTTATTCTTTTTTTCAATCGCTTTTCTTATACCATCATAATCAATCGTTTTATCAAAATATGCCTGCACATCAAAACCTGTAGTGGACTTAATATGCGTTTTTAAAAGAGATATTTGCTCGGTAGCCAATTCAAAAGCTTGTTTCTGCATTTTTATATAGTCTTCCATAGCTTTTATCTTTTCTTCATATACATCAATAAGTTGTCGATTAAGATCATCGTCGCCGCGATCATCATCTCTCATTGCCTCATCTAATATGAAAACGATTTCTGCATTCATTGAGCGGCCATTGGCCTTAGCCTGCGTCTGAATTTTTTCTTTGAGTTCGTCAGGAATCCTAACACCTAACGGGGCAATTAAACTTGCACCTTTCATACTACATCCTCGCTATTAAGCCTCTACATAATGTAGACGATGTAGTGTTGACTTTATAGACACATGATGTAATCTAAAAGCTACATAATGTAGCTTTATAATGAGAGGTAACGATGAAACAGACTTGCAGTATCCCCCCAACTGGAATCCGCTTCCCTGAGCATCTGAAACAGATGATTAAGAAAGCGGCCAAAGAAGAGGGACGTTCGGTGAATAGTGAGGTCATCAAGCGTATCGAGCGGAGCCTGAAAGAAGATGGGTTTATTAAAGCTTAAAAACAGCGAAGCCCAGAAGTGCGCTAACACTCTGGGCCTCTAATCGATCAAATCCCGGAAAGGAAATATCGACATGAATATTGTAGCAAAATCAGATCTTAACTTCCAAGGTATAGCGTTGGTTCCTGTGTCAAACATAACAGGAACTTGGCTGACATCTTCAGATCTCGCTAAGGCTCTCCAGTACTCCAATAGTCGCGCCGTTACGATGATCTATAACAAATATGCTGATGAATTCACCAACGGTATGACTGAGGTACTCGAAGTGAGTACCTCAGGAAACTACCGCAAAAAGGTACGTGTATTCACCCTTCGAGGTGCTCACCTGATTGCTATGTTCGCCCGCACTGATGTAGCCAAAGAATTCCGCCGTTGGGTACTGGACATTCTGGATCGTGAGGTTAAGCACTCACCGATCGCTAAGCAGTTTACGGACCAAGAACTCTGTGACCTAGCTTGGTTATGGCGCGCAGGAGCGGTGATGATTACTGCTTGTCGTGAAATTTATCCGCTTCTTAAGGTAGCTGAGCACCGGAAGGCGGGACATTTTTACTCAATCGGCCATGAATTTACCCGGACATTGAATAAAGGCCGTGAAGTTCTCAAGAGAGAAACGGCGCATATCGAATTTCAACCATGGAAGGATGATAACTGGAGCAGGGTATTACCACATCTGCGTCAGGAAACGTTGCAGTGATGCAAATAGAAAAGCCGACAGTTCGAGCTGCCGGCTTCCATTGAATTTGTCAGAAGGATCCAACTAATGACACCATTAAATTTAGCAGTTCAAGAGCGAAATGTCGATCCCCAGCCGCTGCCGGTTATTGAATGGAAGGGTTTGCGTGTTGTTACGACTGAAACGCTGGCTTCAGGTTATGGTACGGATGACGTAAATATCCGTATGAACTTAAGCAATAATAAAGACAGATTCATTGAAGGAGTTCATTACTTCACTCTAACTGGTTTAGAATTAAAGGAATTTAAGAACAGAGTAAATGATAATTACTCTGTTAAAAGGCGAACTCGCTCTCTGACTCTGTGGACAGAGAAGGGCGCTGCCCGCATGTCTAAGATTGTCGACACTGACGCAGCATGGTCTTTCTTTGAGCGACTTGAGGATTCGTATTTTCGTCCTAACCCCTCTGTTGGCATTCCACTGACCTATGAGGCAGCGCTGGAAGATCTGCTGTCAAAGGTAAAGGAAAACCGCATCATCACACAGCAGCGTGACCGAGCAGTAAAAGAGAAGCTTTGGATCTCTGAAAAACGAGAAGTAACCGCGATGGCTACAGCATCTGCAGCAGTGAGAGCCAAAAATAAACTGGCTGAGCGCGTAGGTGAGGGTAAGAATTATGCCGCCATTATTCCCGTGGAAAAGAAGCTTGGGCAAAAATTTAAATGGCAACCTTTACGCAAGTGGTGCCGGGAGAATGACGCTACCCCACACGATGTGGAAGATCCTCGCTTCGGTAGCGTTAAGTCTTGGCCTCGCGCGGCATGGCTTGCAGTGTACGGTGTAGACCTTCGAAAACTATTCTAATCACAGTCAAATATAAACCCGCTTCGGCGGGTTTTTTTATGGAGTAATTATGGCCATTTCACTTGATATGGAACAGCTCAGAACCGTTCGCCTTTATGGTGTGCTAGGCGCCACCTTCGCGCGTGAATATCGTTTATCAGTAGCTTCACCAAAAGAGGCCATCCGCGCCCTGAGCGTTATCGTGCCGGGTTTTGAGCGTTTCCTGAATACCAGTAAGCAACGAGGTTTAACTTATGCGGTATTCAGCGGGAAACGAAACCTCTTAAACGATGAGCTCAGTATGGACAGGAGCACAGAGGAAATCCGCATCGCGCCGGTGATCATCGGCAGTAAGCGAGCCGGGGTGTTTCAGACAATCCTCGGGGTTGCCCTTGTCGCTGTTGC